CTATGATTTTTATTTTATAAATAGATTATTAGTAAGTTTTTGAAACAGGTTCTTTTGAGTCACCAGGTATTAACCTAACAATATAATCCTTAAATCTTGACTCATTAAAGGTAGTATCTAAAATTTGTTTTAGTTGTTCTGATGAAAGTCCTGCAGGGACTTTAACATCGACTTCAATTTTTCCTCCAACATCAACAGTACTTTTAGTGGTTATATTTTGATTATTAGAAATTGTTTTTTCAGTTTTAATTTTATTGGCGTTTGAATCTATTGGAGAGGTCTTAGATGATGCTCCCGCACCACTTATTTCTGAAACGGCATTAACCCCTGCAGCTGCAACTTTCTCAATCGGTGTATCACCAAATTTACTAGTAACATTTTTACGATACTCTTTTAAAGCATCTGTAAACTTATTTTGAACTGATTCCATTTGATTACCAACTTTCATTAAGTAATCCGATAATGTTTGAGTTGCGGGTTTAATACCTTCTTTAAAATCCATTGCCATAGTACCCAAATCTTTCAACGCTGTTTCAACTTCTACTCTAGCACTTTTAGTATCTCCAAATTTCTTAGATGCCTCACCACCTAATATATCCGCAGTTTTTTGAGCTCCAATTATAGTTTCTTTAACAGGTTTTGCGGTTGCGGTACTTCCAAGAAAAGCGTTTTTAATTGCCGCAACATCCCCTTTAACGGTTTCCGAAATGTTCATTTGAACTCTGGCAATCTCTTCTAAACTCTTTGGCCCGTCTTTTTGTTCTTGTATTAATTTATCAAATTCTGTTTGAGTTACTTCTGATAATTTTTTAGTTTCTTCTTCCCCTTCTTTATTTTTGATTTTAACTTCATACTCTCCTCCTTCACCCATTTTAGCAATATTTGCCAAGAATTGTTTATCTTCTTCAGTACCTATTGTTATTCCAGCCAAATTAACGGCCGATAATCTTTTGTCTAATTCCGCAGCCGCTAACCCCATTTTACTCATTTCCGCAGCACTAACACCTGTTTGTTTTTCCATCTCTCTAAGTGTTAACACACCTTGAGGATTTATTTTAAAGGTTTTAGTTTTCTCATCAAAATATGTAAATTGTTTTGCAACATCCGCTAAACTATCTTGTAAACCTGATGGGTCATTAATAGACATATTCATTAATTGGAATGGGTCTGCTAATGCACCTGCCGAAACTCCTAATCTTTGAAATGCAGATGCAACTTCAATCGCTCCGTCAGGGTCTAATACTTTATCCGCCAATCTAAAGGTCTCATTCATATTAAACCTCAACATTGATGCTTGTGCTGCCATTTTAGTTAAACCAACAACACCACCTTCAAATTGGAACCTATTCATTTGTTCCATATTGCTAGTAACAGATTTCATTACCGCTTGTGTGTTACCACCAATACTTTGAATATATTCTATAGACTCTTCTAATTGTTTAGGAATCTGAGCCAAACCAACACCAATATCTAAAAAAGAATTGGTCATTTCCCTTGCACTAATACCTAATACTTTCTGAGCCGCGTAAAGTTTTTCAACCTCCTCAGTGCTCGCAATAACATTTCGACCAGATGCATCAGCAACTTCACCAATAGTTTTGGCAACATCAGCCATTGACCCACCTAAACGATTGACCATAGGGAGTGCATCTGCGATACTTGACATTAGTATACCAACTCGTTCTCTACCCTGACCAAAAACCTTATTTATCTCAATAGATGATTTTTGTATCTCAACAACGTATGACGCCAATTCTGTCGCAACATCAAGAGAGCCAATAAGTGATTTTTTATATTCTTCCGGTGATTGTTCAGCTGCTTGCATAATTTAAAATAGTATTTTATTATAAATACAAAAGGACTGAGTTTTCAGTCCTTTTTATTATCTTCTAACCATTTATCTAACAAATATTTTCTAACAAATAAGGGCATCGTTACAAAATCTTGATAGGATATGTTCATTAATTTGTTCAAATAATAGAATTCATCTATTTGTCCCTTCCTATAATCAGAAGAAAGGGCGAAAAAAGTCCACCCCAAATCCGACGTTAACTGTCATCTTTTCTCCTGATGGGGTGCTTACAACTCGACTCATGTCCAATTTTGGTTCATTTTCATTCATAAATTGTCTAATATACTTAGAATCTGAAATAGGCATTTGTTCAACAAATTTAGATATTTCTGACTTATCCGTATTTCCGTTTACTTCAACAATCTCTTTTTGAAGTCTCCAAGTTATTTTTGGAACTACTCTACCTTGAGGGTACGTCGATTCTAACTTACTAATTTCCATTATTTCACCATAATTTAATGGTTTTAATTTAATTGTTGCATTAGATTTTGGTAATATAGTTGTAAATGTACCATCCTCATTTGGAGACTGACCTTTAATAACATTTAATTCATCAAGAGCTACTGTCGTTTTGAATGGTTTTTTAGTAACCGGGTCAATTAAATTTAAATCCATTTCAGGTCCAAAACCAGTATTTCTTAAAAATACTAATATTGACTCAACATCACCTTCAATCATATCTTCAATCCTAAGGTCTGGTTCGTAAATTTTATTTCTTAATAAATTTGTGGTAATATCTAACCCACCTGCCATTAAAATATTTTCATCAGAGGCGGTTAAATAACCCACCTTGATTGATTTTTTTTTGTTTTTGTAAAAAACTCCACCTGATGGTAATGGTACCACATCGTGAGGTAAAGTAAAATTTTGTTGTCCGTAATCTGTTGTTTGATTTTCCATATAAAAAAATAACCGTAAAGTTTATTGTCTTTACGGTTAAATATAATTAGTATTGATTTTTTATAAAGAGTATTAGTAAACTAAAACACATCTATCCATTCTTAATGATGCTGTAATATCCGCAAGAGCGTCAGTACTATATCCTAATGAACCAAAATTCACTCCTGTTAAGAATGTACCATATAAAATCCATTTCTCAACAACAACTCCTGTTGGGTCTAACATCTCAAGGTCAATGTCTTTTTTATAACCTGCAGCATAACCCATACGACCTGTTACAGATTCTGCGTGTAAACGAACCCACTCCATAAGAGCTTGAGACGCAGATGGTCCAATTGGGTCTCTGAATTTAACTGAAATCTCATCCCAGTTAAATCTTCCCGCAACATAAGTTGAGGTATTTAAAAATTGAATTTCCGTAGATGCAATTTTAATTGAAGGTCTTGAAGCACTTTCTACAAACCATTCGTTAATCCCTAAGCTTGATGGAAACCTTAGTATGAATCGATTCTGTCTTTTCGGTTCGTAAGGAATCGGCATTTTCATCAATAAATCAGCCATATTATTTTAAATTAGTTTTTCTTTGTTTATTATCATAAATATATCCAAATGGAAAATATTTTTATTGACTTTCTGAAATTAAATCTTTATCATTATATTCCAGTCTAGTTTATTTAATTCTAGTTAATTTAACTAGTTTTTTTAATTATTTATTTAATACTAGTTCTTAATAACTAGTTAATATTCTTTTTTTATTCCTCCTGCGGTTGAATAAGTTTTAACAATATTGTCCGGTTTGTCTTTAAAGTGTTTTTTCATAACCTCTACATTTCGGATGTCATCATCAGAAAACCCAATTGTCGGTTTTGTAGGAACAAAATTATTACTTACCTCTTTTTTTAAATACACTTTTTTATCTAAATCATAGGCCATTTCTTTAATGTATTCCACAAATTTCTCCATCGCACGAACTTTCGCCTCTTCAGGATTTGCAGCACCTTCCGGGTCATTATAAGAAACTGGATGGTATCTATTCATATTTAGATAAGTTTTAATTAATTCATCATCACTCATGTCTTCATCATCATTAATATCTCGATACTTTCTTAAGTTTTTAACTAACTCATCTTTATCAATACCATTAAACCCTGATATGATATAATTATATACCGCCTCTTTTAATGTATTAGGATTATGACCTCTTGCAGTTATAATAGAAAATATTGAACCATTGTTAATTGCCTCTCTAAAATCATCAAATGCAGGCCCTAATTTGGCTCTCATTGCATCAATTAAAAAATCTTTATCACCTGGTGTTTGGAAATTTTTAAATGGTTCGTCACTATATCCTACAATAGTTTCACCTTTATAGTTAAATGGTTCATCACCTATTTGATGTCTATACTCAGCAAAATCATCAGTACTCATACCTATCTCATCACCATCTTCATTCTTAAGGATAATCTTAGTTGGCATATGAACAACATTATCATCCCAATCGAAAGCATAATACTTCATATCGGGTGTTCCCATTTCATCTATCCCTTCATTTAATCTAATCTTTCTCATAATTGGCTAAAAAGTGGGGACGTATCCCCACCTTATGGTTTTTATTAAATATTCTCGAACGAAGCTCCTGTTGGAGTAATGAAGAATTCAATATCAATGAATTCTAACGCTTTCGTCGGTTTCAAGTAAATTTTACCTGTTAATGTATTTCTATCTAAATCCTCAGGTGAAGACGAAACAGTTACACGGAAATCGTATAAACCTCGGTCTCTTCTGATTGAGTCTAAGATTGGGTTAACACTATCTAAGAATTGTTGTCTAACAACTTGGTCGTTTTGTTCGAACAATAATCTTACCGCCACTGCTGATATTAACTTACGAGCTTGAAGTAATAATCTTCTTACGTTCAATCTATTAAGTGCCGTGTCAGCAATTTGTAATGTTTTATTACCCCAAATAACTGTACCTACATCAGAGAAAGTTGCAATAGGGTTAATTCTACCTTGGTATAATGTATCTCTATCTTCTTGAGTTAATTTAACTCTCGCTTTAACTGAATTAACAAGACCTCTTGTGTAACCCGCTGATGCGAACCATGGGAATGAAATGTTGTCTGTTAACGCTAAGTTTCTACAAACTTCACCTGTTGCAGGTAAATAAATTTGTGTATTATTAACAGTATCTCTTGTTAAAATCCAAGGATAGTAAGTCGCAGTATAGTTAGAGTCAATTCCTGTATTATCTAAGTTATCAACAGCTCTTTGAGAATAAATAATGTCTTGAGGATTTGTTGAATCCGGAGTGTACATATTATAATCCGGAGTTGTTGTAATATAAACAGAATCCGCTCTTTGGAATTGAACCATATCAATTGTTTCCTCAACTAAGTTTGAGTTATTAACATAATCAATACTTGCTGTTGCTAATACATTAATATTAGTAGCCTCAGGATTTGCAAATGTTAATATACCAAGTAAGTAAGCGTAATAGTCAGTGTTCGCAAAATCTTGAGTATTATTTTCAACTACAATACGTTTGAATAAACCTTCACCCGTCGCATTTGGATATCTTGTTGATACTGATGCTCCTGCTAAAAATCCTGATTGACCTAATTGGAATCTATCTTCATTTGTACGATACTCTCTATAAATGTCCCATCCATCAAATCCACCAGCAAAACATAAAGTATATTTTCTTGAGTAAATGAAATAATATGGATTTTCCTGAGTCTCAGGGTCTGTTCTAAAGTCAGCAACACCACATTCAAAAGCAGTTTGACCACTCGTGTCATAACTATTTGAAATTGTCACAACTGTTGCTCCGGAGTCCATATGGAAACCTTTACTTACATAGTTCCAAGCAGCACCTTCAACAGGTGTTACAGAGTTAACCCAAGATGCTGGATTTTGTCTTCCTTTATATGATAAGAATGATTCGTCAATACCATATTGTGTTGAGAAACCTAAATAAGTTCTTCTAACAATATCACCAGGTGATTCAACTAAATTTGAACCACCTGTTGGGGCTCCAAATGGAGGGTTTGCGATGGTTTCACCAGGGAAAAAATATTTTGTTTTAAATACAGGATATGGTGATGGGTTAGTTACTGAATCATATTCTCTTTGAGTATAACCTTCAAAACCACATGGTATTGCGTCAATTGGAGCTTCGTCAGCCATCTCAATCATTACATATTTTGATAATAATGCGTACTCACCATTTGTTGAACCAATTTTCTTAGCAACAAAGTTGTTAGAGTTAGGGTCCAAATTACAATTAGTAAATTTTTCAATAACAATAGGGTTAGAATCCGTGTCAAAGAAATTTCTAACTAAAACATCAAATGTCATATTGTTAAATGATAAATTTGCTATAGACACTTTAACTTCAGTGTTTGCAGTCCCTCCATCAGAGATTGAAACAAATTTAAATAATTTATAAACTTTATTACCTCTTAATTCTGACACCAAATAAGGTGTACTAGGTGATTGATATCTTTCAACACTATAAGCAATTGAATTTGATTGTTCACTTCTAGCTTCAGGTAATGCAACTAATTGAGGGTTAATACCTTTAATATAACCTTGATTGAAAGCATATGCCAATGAACTTGGATAAATTTCTTCAACAAATAAAGGAACCTCATTTCTTGATTTTCCAAAATTATCAACACCTAACACTTTTGTAATAAACTTAGATGAAGTTGCCGATAAATTAGTTTCGAACGTAAAAATGTCTCCATCTTTTGTTACACCTGATAAACCAAATGATGCAAAAGGATTTTTATCCGTATCCACATATTGTTCGTTTGTTAATAACGTAACATTATTTTCATTATTTACTTCATATATTTGTCCATGATTATCACTTGTCGAACTATTAGTATATAATGAAATACCTCTTGAACGAAGTGTTGCTACAACCATATTGTTAAATTCAGTATAAGCAGTACCAATAAATGTATAGTAATCACCCGAAATTGTTCCTGAGAAAGTTTGTGCGTCACCTGTTCCTGTAACTGATAAAGCACTTATATTATAATCAAATGAGTATCCTGTATAAGCATTACCTGTATAATTATTAAAGTTAGCATAAAACCATGAGTCATTTTCAGATGCCGATAAATCGTTAGTTGCTAAGTTATTCGTATCTGAACCAAATTCATTTACAACTGTTGTGTAATTATTCGTAATATTATAATAATCTGTTTCAGGAATTGCTCCATAAATAAATGCTGTTGTAGCAGTTAAAGTATTATTATCAACTGCATTATAAATATTTGCAGTAAAATCAGTGTCAAATGTAGATACACTACCATCAGATAATCTATATTGAGTATTTAAATTTGCTTGAATCGCCAATGGGAATGAACCTGAAACGAAATCAACAGTACCACCACTAGTTGCTCCTGTAAAACTTCTATTCCAAGATGTAACGCCCGTTGGGCTTTGAATTATTGTTGTTGGGTCAACATTTGCCGTAACTCTAATACTCCAAGACGGACCAGCATCATATCCTGACAATCCTAAGATTCTTGTCACGAACAACTGATTCGATTGTTGTAAGTACGATTTAGCGATGTAAGCCGCCTCATATTTAGGGATTTGTGTGTTAACAAATTTAGTTGGTTCTGTTCCTCCGAAAAAGGCTTGGAACTCATC